ACCTTGTATAGAGATGGCGAGCCAACAGATCGTAAGGTGGGTCACCGTTTCTCTGCACTAACAAAGACCAGTGAGCGTTACTACGATGAAGAAGAGCGCCACATTAAGAACATTACTGAGACTGAAGACTCTTACATCGTAGAGTTTGGTAAGTCGGAGGAGCCAGAAATGGCAACTGAAGAAGATGAAGGGCGAGTAGAGAAAGTAGAAGTGACTACTCGTGCGATGGAGATGGATGCGTCTCCAATCAAAGAAGATGAGCGACGTGTGAAGATGGCCCTCAGCTCTGAAGAGCCTGTGGAGCGATCATTCGGTATGGAGATCCTGGAGCACTCTGAGGAAGCTATTGATTTGAGCTTCTTGCGCTCAGGAAGGGCACCCGTTTTGCTCGACCACAACCCCGAAAAACAGGTGGGGATCATAGAATCTGTCGAACTCGATGGCTCGGCACGGCGTCTCCGTGCGACGGTACGTTTTGGAAAGAACGGACTTGCTAAAGAGGCATTCGACGATGTTGTTGATGGCATTCGCGCAAATGTATCCATTGGATACGCTATCAACAAAATGGAACGTCAAGGCAATGACAAATATGTCGCTAAGTCGTGGCGTCCAGTTGAGGCAAGTTTGGTTTCGATTCCAGCGGATGTCTCCGTTGGTGTTGGGCGCTCAGACGAGCCTACTCAAAAACCCGTAACTGTAACTGTTAAAGAGGAAACTCCTATGACAAATGAAGTAGACGTTGCGGCAATCGAGTTGGAAGCTCGTAAAGCCGCTCAAAAAGACGCAGCTCAGATCGTTGAGCTTGGTGCTCGTCACAATCAGTCAGATATGGCCAAGCGAGCAATCGCTGAAGGTCGTTCTGTAGCTGAGTTCCGTGGCGAATTGTTAGATGTAATCGGTTCAGAGCGCGCTCTTGAGTCGCAGGACATCGGCATGACACAGAAAGAACTCAAGAAGTTCTCTCTTGTTCGCGCTATTCACGCTCTAGCTAACCCAACTGACCGTCGCGCTCAAGAAGCTGCCGCATTCGAATTCGAGTGTTCAGAAGCTGCTTCTGCCGAGTTCGGTCGTGCCGCTCAAGGCATCATGCTCCCAACAGACGTTATGCGTACTTGGAAGCGTGACCTTAACTCAGCGGATGAAGCAGATTTGTTCGGCGAAGATTATCGCGGAGCAGACTTCATCGACGTACTGCGTAACGCTTCTAGCGTAATGCAGGCGGGTGCACGTACTTTGAACGGTCTGTCAGGTGACGTTCGTATCCCTAAGAAGACAGCGGCTGCAAACGCGGCATGGATTGCTTCTGAAGGTGGTGCGGCTGCTGAGTCAGAAATGACTGTCGGAAACATCGCGATGACACCTAAGACACTTGGTGCATTCACCGATGTAACTCGTCAGCTTATGATTCAGTCAAGCATGGACGTAGAAGCTCTGATCCGTGATGACCTTGCTACAGCTATCGCTCTTGCGATTGACTTGGCTGGTCTCGAAGGTTCAGGCTCAAGTGGTCAGCCTACTGGTATCTTGAACACTTCAGGTATCAATAGCGTTACTGACTTCTCTGCTGCTAACCCAACCTTCGCTGAAGTAGTGACTCTTGAGACTGCACTTGCAGAAGACAACGCATTGATGGGCAACCTTGCTTACATCTTGCCTGCTGCAATGTACGGTGCTCTGAAGACTACTGAGAAGGCAACTGGGACTGCACAGTTTGTAGTAGAGCCTGGCGGCACTATTAACGGACACCGTGCAATCGTTTCTAACCAAGGGACTGCTGGGAACCTTTACTTCGGTAACTTCTCAGACCTACTCGTAGGCTTCTTCGGTGGACTCGATCTGGTTGTAGATCCATACACTGCTTCAACAACTGGTACTGTCCGTGTTGTTGCATTGCAGTCAATGGACGTTGCGGTACGTCACGCTGTTAGCTTCGCGGTCGGTAACGACGGCTAAGATAGTATCCCGCCCTTCGGGGCGGGTTTCTCTAAGGAGGATGTATGAAGTACGAAGTAATTAAAGGTTGTGTAATTGCTGGTAAGACATATCGCGTAGGCGAGACTGTGGATCTGGAAGGGCGCTTAGCTGAGTCTCTTTTGGGTATCGGTCGGGTAGCTCCTGCTGATGAGTCTAAGACCGAGAATCGAGCTGTTGGTGTTGAGGGCGCAGAAGAGAAGCCTAAGACACGCAAGCGCACCACAAAGGCTAAAGCAAAGGCTGAGTAATGGCTGTTGAGACGCTGGATGATCGTAAGCTGCTGCTCGCCGACTTTGGTGTGTCATGTACTGGCACAACATCGGGGAATGCAACAGTGTCGTTTAAAGCAATTTACGACGCTCAGCACGCGCTTGAGGAAGCAGGCGGATTCGTTGCTTTCTCTCTCGATCAGCCGCGTCTCACTTGCGTTACCTCAGAAGTATCTACTCTAGCGGAGGGTGATACAGTTACAGTGCCTGTGAATTCAGTGAATACAGCTTATACGATTAGAGTGGTTATGCCAGATGGTACGGGTATTACTGAGCTGGCGCTGGAGAAGCAATGAGCCATATCCGCACAAGAATTCGTCAGAACCTTGTTACTACGCTTACGGGCCTAGACAACACAGGTAGCAACTGTTTTGACACTCGCGTATTCCCTATGCACGAAAGCGTGCTGCCTGGTATATGTGTTTATACGGTAAACGAGGTGTCTCAGTATCCAAGCATGAGACCACCAAGAACTTTGCAGAAAAGATTATCTGCACGTATTGAAGTTTACGTTAAGATGACTTCGACATACGACGAAATGGTAGATCAGATAAGCGCAGATATAGAGGAAGCGCTATATACGGATCTAACAAGGGGTGGCTTAGCGATAGACACGCGAGTCACTTCATTTGATACTGACTTCTCGGCTGACGGTGATCAACCCGTCATGGTAGGACGCCTTACTTGTGAGGTACATTATCTAGCGGTTGAGGGTAGTCCAGAAGGTTAGTAAAATCAGACATATTTATTTTTTCGTGAGGACGTAAAAATGGCTACAAACATAGGTAAGGACGGGGCAGTTTACAGCGGTTCAAACGCTGTTGCTGAGATACGAGACTGGTCTTTAGAGACTACATCAGAAGTCGCAGATGACACTGTGATGGGTGATACATGGATGACGCACACTGCTACTCAGCGTTCATGGACGGCATCATTCACAGCGTTCTGGGATCCTACTGATACTACTGGTCAGCAGACTCTGACAGAAGGCGCGTCAATCACTCTGAAACTGTATCCCACGGGTAACAACTCAGGTGACTACGAGTGGTCAGGCACAGCGACTATCACTTCTGTAAGTAAATCAGCATCATTTGACGGTTTTGTAGAGGCTAGCTTCTCTGCACAAGGTAGTGGAGCACTGGTTGAAGGCAATGTCTAATGAGCAAGCTAATTGATAGTGTAGTACAGCACTTCAGTAATCTTGGCGTTAGGGAGATCGAAGTTCCCGAGTGGGAAGCGACTCTCTACGTCAAGAATCTGACTATTGAGGACAAGGCAAAGTTAAATGCCCGTTCTCAAGACGATATCCACGACTATATGGTGTATGCGATCATCTTTGGCGTAGTCGATAGCGAGGGAAACCCCGTGTTCGACATTGGTGACAAGGTGAAGCTACGTCGTCATGCGTCCTCAGCAGTCGTGGAGCGTGTTGCTAATGAAGTATTAGCGTTCCAGACCCAGAGCGAGGAAGATCGCGAAAAAAACTAACGGACGACCAAGGGAACCCGACTGAGCTTTACAGGGTCTTCGAGCTAGCGGAACATCTTGGTCAGACAGTTAGCACGATTTTGGCAATGACGCCCACTGAGTTCCAACATTGGTGGACGTTCTTCAGTATAAGGGCGAAAAGGCAAGAGCGTGAGCAATCCAGATCCAATCGTAATCCACCTACAGGCCAAAGACGACGGCGTTAACGAAGTCTTTGATAGTGCTACTCGGGCTGCGGAGAAACAAAAGAAAGCGTTAAATGACACCATGCGTCGGATGAAGGAATATCATCGAACGTTAGGGATGACAAAACAGGAGCTTGAAATTTATAAGCTCCGTCAGAACGGCGCTACGGAAGCTCAAATACGTGCAGCAACTCGGATAGCTAAGCTAACCGAACTCAAACAAAAAGATATAGCGACCAACAAACGCCTCAACGGTAGCTTGCGTATGATCCGTGGTGGCTTTGGTCAAGTCGGCCACCAAATACAGGACGTAGCGATACAGGCTCAGATGGGTACTGATGCCTTTATTATCTTAGGTCAGCAGGGTTCTCAGGTGGCATCACTCTTTGGGCCTGGTGGTGCAGCTTTAGGTGCGTTCTTGGCAGTTGGTGCGGCTTTATATACAAGTTTCAAGCCTGCTGTAGACGATTCTAGGGAATCGCTTGAGAGCATAATTAAGTCTACGAAAGATCAGATAGTCGAGCTTGGTTTGTTGACTGAGGCTCAGAAAGAATTTCAAAGTGCTCTCAAAGCACAGACTGTTGAAGAAGCAACAGAAAACAACGAGAAGCTAAACAAGCAGTTAGAAGAACAGACGGCTAGATTAGGTAGAGCACAGAAAGGCTACGATGAAGCCGTTAAGATGAGCCTTATTTATAACCAAGGCGTCTTGAAGTCCACTGTAGAGACGCGCGCCTTTGGCGATGCGCTTAAGGATATTGAGCTTGACATCAAGGCAACCAAGTCAGCGATGGACGATAACCAAGCGGTTATTGATCAGTATACAAATGGAACGATTACAGCGGCTGAGAAAGAGAAAGAGAGAAAGAAGTCTCTTGAAGATCTAGTTAAAGGAATAGAAGACCAAGCTGATGCTATTACCAAGACAGCCGAGGCAAGAGCATATGCCGAGGCTGTAGAGAAGGGCGCTACTGCTCAAGAACTGCGTCGTATTGCGCTTGCGTTTGCTGCAATAGAGAGAGAAAAAGAGAAGCAAAAGCGTCTGCGTGAGACAGCTCGGCAAGAAGCACAAGAGCAGGCGGCGAGAGAGAAGCAAGCAAACGCCGAGAAGAAGCGTCTTGATAATCTGATAAAGAGCGTTAGTGATTTCTCTATCGGCAGGAAAGGTGTTCTTGAGAAAGCTTTCGAGGCTGAGTTGGCGCTGTTGGAGCAAGCGAGTTTAGATGCTGTAGGTACAGAAGCTAATAGGAATTCGCTTATCGAGGCGCTAAGAAGGCGTCATAAAGATAATCTCGATAAGATAGATGGTAAGAAGCCAGAAAAGAAAGAAGAAGATGATGAGGATAAGAAGCAACAAAAACTGATTCAAGATATAAAGAATCTGCAAAAGCTCAGACAGCAGGCCATACAGGGCATAAAAGACGAGCGCACAGTATTTGAAGAAGCTCAGATAGCTAAGATCGCGGCGATACAAGCTGCAGCACAAGCAGAGATTATCAGTGAGACGGAAAAGAAAGAGGCTCTTAACGCTCTTCGTCAAGCCGATTTAGAGAATCAGTTAGATGCACAGCTTAAACTGGTAGGTGGCTTACAGCACTTAGAAGATTCTGCTGAACAGGCAATGATGCAGTTTATTACGCAGGGCCAGAGCGCAAGCGAAGCTATGAAGATGCTGGGTCGATCCATTATGGATGAGCTTCTGAAGAGCATCATCAAGATGGGTATAGAGCGGGTCAAGCAAGCGGTCATTGCTAAACAAGTAGAGTCTGGTGCGCTTTCATCTAGCGTTATGGCAAATGCGGCTGCTATGGCTAAGATTGGTGCGGCGGCTGCAACACCAGCGGCTTTGGTTGCTACAGCAACGGCAGGTGGCGCGGCTGCGGCGGGTGCTGCGGGTTTGACTAGCACAGTTGGTTTAGCTCAGGCGTTAGCGGCGGCAGGCGGCTCGTTCGAGGGTGGTGGCTTCACAGGCATGGGTTCTCGCTCTGGCGGCATAGATGGCCGTGGCGGCTTCCCAGCTATCCTACACCCCAACGAAACAGTCATTGACCACACGCGAGGCCAAGGGCAAGGTATAACCATCATTAACAACATTGACGCATCAGGGAATCAGGATGTGGACGAGAAGATCGCTATCGCGGTTACACAGTCTTCACGTCAGACAGTCGAGCAGGTTCATAACATGATGCGTAGAGGCCGTATGTAATGGCAACCTACAACTTCCCTGATATCACGCCTACGAATCAGACGTTTGAGCTGGTCACTAACACACGGCAGTTTCAGAGTCCGACTAGTGGCGCGATACAGACGCTCTCGCGTAAAGGCTCGTTCTGGAAAACACGGATGACCTTTAGCAATCTGTCTGGTGATGATAGGGCCGAGCTACAAGCCTTTATTGCTAAGATGGATGGTCAAGTGCATCGCATGAGACTAGAGGATTACGGCTATGTTCGTAGAGGATCAGCTACATCACCTCAGAACCTATTAGTAAATGGCGCAGGTCAAACAGGCACGACTCTTATATTGGATGGTGCCACACCTAACGTAACAGACTTCTTTAAGGCTGGTGACTACCTATCGTTCAACAACGAATTGCATATGATCACGGCTGATGCTGATAGCGATGGCAGTGGTGATATTTCAGTGTTTGTTTCTCCTCCGATCCGTAAAGCAACTAACGATGACGATGAGGTACGGGTATTTAATCCGCTAGGCATCTTTATGATGACTAATGGGCCACGCTGGAATACTGAGTCTACCTATATTAGCTCTATCACTATCGAGGCCATCGAGGACGTTCTGGCATGAGTCGCGGCTTATCTACAGCGATTGTTAATGCACTCAAGTCTGACGTTGTCCGCCCTGTTACGTTCGCGAGGCTCGACTTCTCTAGTAGCACTATGTATCTACACGACAGTATCGGCACGTTTACTTGGGGTGGTAATGACTGGCTAGGTATTGGCGATTTTGGCTCTGTTTCTAGCATTGAAGAGGGTGCGGATATAGCGCCATATAATATAACTCTGACGCTGTCGGGTATAAATTCCACTATTGCAGATATTGGCACGGCAGGGACAGAAGATTACTTCTTGCGTGATGTAGACATCTACCTTGGCTTACTAGATGAAGACGAGGCATTGATCGAAGACCCTAATAAAATCTGGTCGGGCTTCATGGATGTGATGACCCTTACGGCTGGTACTCAGGGTGATGATCTCATACAGCTCACTTGTGAGTCAGAGATGGCAAAGATTAATCGCTCTCGTAATCTTAAATACACGCACGCAGAACAGCAGCGCGTTAACTCTAGCGATCTATTCTTCGAGTATCTGCACGAGATAACTGGCGTGAAGATTCTCTGGAAGGATAAGAACAGTGGCAATCTAGGAGTCGGAAATGGCTTTGGTGGAGGAGGCGGTGGCGGCGGTGGTGGAAGAGGTGACCCAAGACCAGACCCAAGCGACCTCCCCTAGTATCTTTGCCGCGCTCAATCGCTGGCAAAAGGGAGAGTTTCAGTACGGTACGCGAGATTGCGTGGCTTTTACTGCTTTCATGATTCGCGAATTGCATGGCGTCGACTACAGCCATGAGCTTGTCTATAACTCAGAAGAGCAAGCTAGCAAAATTATAGATTCGCACAATGGTTTTATGAGTCTTATCGACAGGGTTCTTGGTGATCCTGTTGACTATCCCATGGTTGGTCATCCCGTCATGTGTGATTTCCCTCGTATCGGATTGTTGATGGGAGTAAAATTGGGAGAGTCAGTGGCCGTTGTCACTAAGCACGGACTCACGACGATACCAGATAGATACATTGTAAGGAGCTGGGAATGCCAGCAGCAATAGCCGCTACAGTTACTTTCTTAAAAACTGTTGGTCTAGCAGTAGGCGGTCTCAGTATTAGCGCTGGAACAGCATTAGCTATTGGCACTGCTACTGTCCTTGCTGGCGCTATAGCGGCTCAAAAACTTATATCGTCTTTATATGCCGTTCCTAACTTGGATAGCGACCGCAGCCGTCAGGCAACTGTAAGAGGCACTGTAGAACCGCAGAAGCTTATCTATGGTGAGGCTTTGGTTTCTGGCCCTCTTAGCTTTGTCGGTGTTGCAGGTACTGATAATCGCGATCTGTATCACTCTATCGTTTTGGCGGGGCATCCTTGTGACTCTATCTCAGATATCTATTTTGATGACGAGCGTATTCCGAGTGCTCACATAGATGCTAATGGCGATGTCACTACAGGCAACTTTGGGCCAAAAGACGGCACGACGATTTGTGTAGTAAGAAAGCTGATAGGTGATCAGACTACAGCAGACTCCGTGTTAGACGCGGCTTTCTCTACGATTAATCCTAGCGAGCACATAGGCACCAATCTCACCTACATAGTGACTAAATTTACTCTGACTGAAGAGAGCCAAGAGACGTGGGATAAGTTTATGCCCAACGACATCAAGGCCTTAGTTAAGGGTAAGAAGGTTTATGACCCGCGTCAGGACAGCACTAGCACTTATTACGATGCGACCGTTGGTGTAAGCACTCAAAGGGCAAGCGATTCAACGACGTGGAAGTGGTCAGAGAACCCAGTCTGGTGTCTTGTTGACTATCTCACGGATAATCGTTTCGGCATGGATATTGACTTGGATCGCATTGATTTAAGTAAAGCCGTAGATGCTGCAGACATTTGTGATGCAACAGTAAACGTGCCTGGAGGATCAGAGAGGCGTTATACGTGTAATGGTGTCGTCTTTGGGACAACCACACATAAGGCCAATATCAACAAGATCCTTTCTTCAATGAACGGGATGCTTACCTATACGAACGGTAAGTACGTCATCAGAGCAGGCGCATTTGAAGCAGTCGGTATAGGCATGACACTGACTGAAGATCACATGACTGGCCCTGTGAAGCTCAAGACATCGTTCGAGCGTAACGAGCGGTTCAACACCATCACAGGTACATTTATTGACCCTGATAAGAACTACAAAGAGATGGAGTTCCCAAAGGTACAGATCACTAGTGCCTTTACTCGTGATAACAGTGAGGAGCTGACGCGAGAGCTGAAGTTAGGCATGACTAACAGCCGATACATGGCGCAACGGATTGCTCACAAGCTCATACAGCTCAGTGATCTACAAAAGGTTCTAACCTTTCCGACTAACTTAGCTGGCGTCAACATATCGGTCGGTGACCGCGTAAACGTGACGCTATCCGAGTTTGGCTACACGGATAAGACGTTCGTATGTTTAGGCTGGACGTTTAGTGAGTCAGGTAGTGGAGGTGTCAATCTCACGCTGCGCGAAGACGACTCTTCATCGTATTCAGATCTAGCAGTAAGCGGCTATTCCACGGTTACCCCAGCGGGAGGGATACAGCAAGGGTTCTTCGGTGTGCCTGATCCTAGCAGTCTAAGTGCGACAGCAGGCTTGAAGAACATTGAGCTAGATTGGACTAATCCAGCGAACATGACAGGTATCATTGCTATCGAGGTGTTTGCATCGCCCAACTCTAGCTGGTCTAGCGCAGTTAAGATAGGCGAGACGATTGGCACGCAGTTTATCCACGACGAGTCTAATGGCGCTGATGCTATCTCTGCGGGTGATCAGCGTTACTACTGGGTACGAGCACGACGGTTCCCATCGGGTGAAGGGACAGATGCCGTATCTGATAGAAACCCTGATAGCGACACCAGCACAATAAATGCAACGTGTGGCCGTGTAAATTGGTCGGATGTCGCTGGCTCGGACAATGCGCCCGAAGACAACGCAACAGAGAACACAGGTGCACTCGCTGACTTAAATCAAGTTGATACTGCACAGATAGCTGATAATGCTGTTACGTCAACGCAAGCTGATACCGACTCGCTAGATACAGCTTTGGGCAGTGAGTTTCCTACGAATGGGCTGTCACACTATTGGCCTTGTAACTCTGTGCAGGGCGACATTCTGATTGATGTCGTCGGCGGTGTTAACGCCACACAAAGAACAGCAGGCGGAGCAACGATCAGCACTGACTCACCTAGTGGCAAGTCATTTACCAACGGCGCTAGCAATGGCTTTACGTTGCTGAATGACACTCAAGCAGACGCCATTCAAACATCTAACGGTTTCGCATGGAGCATTTGGTTTAAGTCAGAGACGACTTCAGGTGACGGTGCAGGCCGTATTATTACGCGAGACTTTTCTGATAACTGGGGCGTTCAAGTTAAGCAAGACGAAGGCCCGAATCAGACAGTGCGTTTTTTTGGTGAGCCTGATGATGAGATTGTCTCTACAACTGTTGCGCAGGGTGAATGGCATCACATTTGTGTTGTCGAGGATGGTAGCGGTGATATTTTCGGGTATCTCAACGGTGAAAAAGTAACGTCAGCAATAACGTACACGCCAACGACAGAGCCACGGCCTGTTGTGGTTGGCTGTAACACTGAGTCAGGTGCAACAGGTAGCAATGCCTTTACGGGCAAGCTCACAGAGATTAGGGCGTATAACCGTGCTTTGACTGACACTGAAGTGCGTGCCTTGTATCGGGTGCCTAGCGCAAGCATCCCACAGGAGCTAGATGGCGAGCTAATTGTTGATGGCACGATTGTTGCAGATAAGATCCAAGCATCTAGCATTACAGTTGATAAGCTGTCGGGTGATGTTTCTGAGCTATTCCCGTCTAGTTATGCTCAAAGCCTAACACTGACAAACACCAATCAAGAAACAACTGTTTTCACATTGCCAGCCCCTCAGCTTTCTATCAGCAAGCGAGCCAAAGTAGATCAGACATTCGAATATACTTTTCAAAATAGCGATTCGTCAGCGCAAACATATATCGTTTTTTTTGCTATGCAAATGAAAAGCAAGGGCGCGACAGGCGTACAAGTTGGTGCGTCGGGCGGTGTTTACCACGTTAGCTATCCGTTCCAATACAACCAGCTAGTTTATCTAGTTGGCAATCACTTAGCTGACTTGGACAACAACGGAAAAGTTGGGCGCGACAGTAGCGGTGCTGGCTTAGGCCAGATTAACGGTGTTTATTATGACGGCTATCTTAACCGAACCTATGTGCTGGTTAGCCAGATAAGCGTGGTGTTCTCTACAGGCGACACAATGTTTTTTAGCCCTACAGGTTTCACCTCGACAGGCACCTACTACTCGCCATCATCTACAGACGTTATTCGCGTAAACGTACCCGCAAATACGACTGTAAGTTATAGGCATCACGTTAATGAGACGTTTGGGCCTACAACAACAGCCACTGACTTTAGGGGGCAGATGCGCACGAGTGTTAGTTACAGCAATACCACTATTACACTGAAAAAATGGTTCGGAACATTGGAGCTAATATCGTGATTGAGATTGGCTATACGACTACGGCGGGTGTCGATACGGTATCTGAAACCCACGATAGCCCTGCTGAAGCGAATACGGCTGTAGCCGCGTTAAAAACGTCTTTAGCATCTAGGGATGACATTGCCACGTTGTTTATGCAGGTAGATAGCGGTGAGGGAATGCAGAAGTACGGGTTCATTGATCCCGATTAGCTAACGAATGATGCGTATATTGATCCGTAAGTAGTGATATAATCAGGAGATACTAGGAGGATCTTCACATGGCAAACCCATTCATTTATGAGAATGCGCCGAATCAGAGTGGCTTAGTGATTGACATGGTTGAAGTCACTACTAACGACAGCACTGATAATGTCGGCAGCGGCAACATTGCAATCGGTCTATATATCGAAACTGGCGGTGATGTTGTGTTCTTGAACAAGGACGGCAATGAGCGCACTGTGACTGTTCCTGATTTCCACACACTGACTTGCTCAGTGAAGCGTGTGAAGTCTACAGGAACCACAGCAACTGGCATTCACGCACTGGTAGTCTAAGACATGGCAACGATAACTCACAAACAGGGCGACACGCTTGAGTGGGTTATTTCGCTCACTGAGGGCGGCTCTGCCGTGGATATCTCCGATTGGAGTATCAGGGCGCAGATTCGCCAGAATGACACGCTCATTGCGACACTGACGACAACAGTCACTAACGCAAGCGGCGGAGTCTTTAATCTGACTGCAACAGCGACATCGACTGACAGTTGGTCTGCGGGCAATCACTCGTGCGACATCGAGTTCACCGATAACACGAACGATGTGTTCTCAACTGAGACGTTCACGGTGACTATTATCGAGGACATCTCGCATGATTAGTGTCACGTCGCCAACACGCACAGCGTATTCCATATCTATCGAGCAAGGGCAGACTGCCTCGGGCACTGTGTCGTTTAACTCAAAGGCGATTAGCATTGTGCCCCAAGGTGGCGCGACTGTTAGCCTGGTTGAAGCGAGAACAGTTGACGGCGGTATACAGAATCAGCCCAAGGAGTCTAACTAATGCCTGTCAATATTGGCGTAAACATCCAGCGCAGCCCTAACCGTATCAACCAGCAGTTACGAGAGGCTGGAGTCGAGGGCAAGTTTCCTAAGCTACTCCTAGACTTTAAGGATGAGTATTACCTAGCGAGTGGCGGCAGTAAGACACTAGCCAACGCAGTGACTCACGCCCGTGCTGGCAACGCTGTGATGACAGACGGCTATGGGCCTGAGCTTGTTGTCAATGGTGGATTTTCTAGCGGAATAGATAGCTGGACTATCAGCAATGCTTCTATAGCAGTAAATGATGGAGTTGCGACTGTTTCTGTTTCTTCAAACGGTACTGCCCACATTAACCAAGCCTTATCTACAGAAGTAGGCAAGACATATATAGCAAGCATCAAGTTTATAGAAGATTCCTTAGCTGGAAATTTGTTTTTGTACGTAGGGACTTCGGCTGGTAATGGCAACGTGGGCGCTCTTAATATGGGAAGCACGATTGGCTCTTATGAGCTTGTGTTTGTCGCAACGGCCACCACAACATATATCAGCATATCTTCAAGCGGCTCTGCCTTAGCTAATGATTACTTTAGGGTAGACAACGTAAGCGTCCGCGAGATGCCAGTTTTGAAGTGGGCACCGCATAATCTGTTGAGGTACTCTGAGCAGTTTGACAATGCGGCTTGGACAAAAACCAACTCCACCGTAACAGCAAATGCAGTGGCGTCGCCTGAAGGAACGCAGACTGCTAATTTAATAAGAGAAACATCTAATAACGCTGAGCATTTTATATTACAGAGTTTTAGTGCTACTGCGGGAGTTGCTGTCACTGGCGTTGCGTTTGCTAAAGCCGAAAACAGAAACTTCTTTAGACTTGCTTACGGCTCAGCGGCTGGCAACCCTTTTGCAGAAAGAGTAGCTTGGTTTGATTTATCGGATGGATCATTAGGTACACAGCCTACAGGAGACAGTTCAAGCTCTATCACATCTTTAGGCAATGATTGGTATTTATGCTCACTAACGATTATTCCAGACAACACTGGAAGCATACCGTTCGTTTTGGCGGTTAGTGACGCCGACTATGGATCTGGTTCCGCAACATACACAGGCGACGGATCATCGGGCATCTATGGGTGGGGCGCACACGTCTTCCGCTCAGACTTAGGCGGCATGGTAGACAACCCTGAGCGTGGGGACTCATACGTCCCTACAGCGTTACGTCCCTTTGGCGCTAGCCTAGTTACAAACGGAACCTTTGACACAGACACGACGGACTGGAGCCCTCTGTCAAGTGCATCGTTATCTGTAGCTTCAGGAGCCTTGCGAATCACCAACGTCGGGGCAAACTTCGGCAAGGCATATCAGGCTATTACTGTTGAGGCTAATAAAGCGTATGTCTTAACATTCGACAAGATAGGTGGAACGTCAACAGACGCAAAGGTTAGAGTCGGTTCTACTGCTGGTGGCACTAATATTTTAGGCAATACCACAGTTTTATCTAACGGCTCTTATAGTTTTTCCTTCGTGCCTACTGTAACTACCGTTTATGTTGCCTTTGTAAATGACGGCGTAGATGGTAATTACAATGACTTTGACAATGTAGTTGTCCGTGAATCTTCTGTCCGCCCTGACACTGCACGTTACCTACCCCGTATAGGCCACCACGTCTACAACGGCTCTGCATGGGTAAATGAGGGGCTTCTGGCGGAGTCTGAGTCTAGGACTAATCTGGCTACCTACTACGATGATTTCAGTAATGCATTTTGGACAAAGGTAACAGCTACAATCACAAGCGATGACACTGTTGCGCCTACAGGCGTACAAGCGGCAGATAAAATTACTGCAACAGGGGATTTCACTCGACTTACTCTCTCTGCTTCTGGATTAACAGACAGCACTGATTACTTTGTATCTATATATGCAAAGGAAGATAGCTCCTATAAATTTGCAATGAATTTTAAAAACAAGGCAAACGTGAGTGTCTCGTCTATTTTTGATTTGCAAAGTATAACTGCAAGCGGTAACGGAATTATCCAAGATGTCGGCAATGGCTGGCGTCGTTGCGGCCTCAAGTTTAATTTAGGCTCTGGAGCTACTGCACCTGATTTGCGAGTATTTACCTATGTTTCGCCTGTATCGGCTGGTGTTAATTTTAATAATGGAGAAAGCATTTATATCTATGGCGCTCAGGTTGAAGCTGGCTCCACACCCTCATCGCTAATCCCAACGTCTGGCTCGTCTGTCAGCAGAGCAGCAGAAACCTTCACTATCCCATCGGCTAACCTACCGTGGCCTACGCCGCAGTACATAGGTTCTGAGCTGGTTACAAACGGAGATTTTTCGACGGATAGTGATTGGACTAAGGGGACTAACGCAACAATTTCTGGTGGCACATTAAGCTACGCAGGTGGATCAGGAAACGGTGATACCTATCAAAATGTAGGCTTGGTTGTTGGTAAAGTTTACTGGGGTGTCTTTACAGTCAGCAACAGGACAGCAGGTAGCGTTAAGTTAAGGCAAGGAGGCGTTAGTAGTGGCGGCACAGTAGGCGCTTCTGCTAATGGCACTTACAGCAGTGCTTTTGTCGTTCCTAGCGGGGCGAATGCTAATTTGCTTGTCGATGTAAGCGCTGATTTTGTTGGTGACATAGACTCTGTATCCGTCCGCGAGATAAACCCCCTGTCAGTCTCCATCGCTATGGATGGCCGTATGACGTTTGCTGATACTGGCGATGCAAACGAGGGTTTAATGTATCGCTGGTATAATGATGGTGACAATCGAATACAGGCGTTTTTATCTACATTTGGAGCATTGACAGGCCAAGTAAATTTCTATCAAGAAGAAAATAACGTGTCAGACTCTGCTGCAACAGGCAATGATTATTACTCAACAGGTATTTTAACGCCCTTTGATATTGCATCACGTCATGGCTCTACATTTATTAATGGTGCGACTGAGGGCGTAGCACTAACAGCCAATACAACGCCTACAGCACTGGCTGACTTGTCGTCAACTGATATGACAATAGCGCACGTCTACATGGGCACCATCGGCACCTTCCGTATCTGGGACAAAGATATTGCTGACACTGGCCTTGTCGAAGCTACCAACCCAAGCCTAGAGCCATCCCTTAGCCTAACCTTTGAAGGTGTCGGCACTAATTCGTTTGTTGTTAATGATTGGAGTGAATGATGGGAACAAAGACGTTTAACAACTACGAATCGCTTTTGACGTTCACCCGAGCATCTAAAGGCCATGCGCTGCGCCCTGTTAGCTATGGTAGTGAGCTTGTTCAGAACAATACATTCGACAGTGATTTATCAGGTTGGACGACTGGCGGTAATGTTACTTCTGCGTATTCGTCTGGCACTGCACAGTTGACGCTTGGTGGTGCGCTGACTTCTACTAGCGGCAACTGGTTTTCACAATCAGTCTTTGAAGTCGGTAAAATTTATTTCGTTACTTTTGACGCGACGTATGTTTCTGGCGGCTCACTGCAAGCAGGTTATGGTTTTCAGTTGGAAGTTACTGCCACACAGTCTGGCACATATTCTTTTACTGTCGATCCGACTGTTGGCGCAGGAACTCAGACAAACAGAAACAACATTACTTTTGGCGGCACTTCAGGAGCAGTCTGGAAAATTGACAACGTATCAGTCAAAGAAGTCACCTTTGACGAATCAAACGGCACCCTAACGCTGTTCGAGCATCTCAATAACATCCCTCGTGTAGAGTACGATGCAGACGGTAACAGGCTGGGACTGTTGGTTGAGGAGGCTAGGACTAACTACTTAAGCAACAGTAATTTTAATTCAAACTGGAGTACGAACCTTTCAGGCGCTGTTACTGCAAGTCAAGCTGAGGGCTTGGATAAAACGCAGTCGATGGCTTTATTGGAGACTACAGGAACTTCCTCTGGGATTTACGGTGGATCTAATAATCGTGCTACTGCGTCTGCATCAGGCGAAAAATATGCGCTGTCACTTATTGCAAAACACGTTTCGGGCGGAACTGAGTTGCGAATTAGGCTAGAGGGAGCCGCTTTTTCGGGAGCCGTAGCGGGAATAGCGGTAGATGTCAGCGATGGCACTTTTGTATCAAACTCAAACGTGGCCCCAGACTCATACAGCATTGAAAGCTATGGCAATGGTTTTTATAAAATTAGTATTTCTGCGACGACTGTAGCGTCTGGAACTGTCATTCCCGTGTTGTACGGTAATCAAGCTGGTGACGCCGATTTCTATATTGGAATGGCACAACTCGAAGAAGGCTCCTTCCCCACCAGTTACATAAAGACTACAGGAAGCACTGCAACACGCTCTGTTGATATCGCAGACATTAACACTGCCGACTTTGGTTATAACTCAGCTGAAGGCACAGTCGTTTGTGAGTTCAATATAAAGTATGACAACGGCGGAAGCGGTTTCCCTAGAGTTTGGGAGATAGCTAACAACGCATCATCCGCAGATCGTATAAATACTTACATTGCGGAAAGCAATGGCAATTTAGCCGTTGGCATTAGCACGAACTCGACTGCTCAGACAGGTTTTGTCCTAAAAACAAATACAGGCGGCTTGGCAGAGTCAACCGTTGCAATGGGCTGGGCTAGAGATGATTTCGGAGTATCAGATAACGGTGACACTGCACTAACCGATTCCGATATTGATATTTTGCCAACTGCTTTTAGCAGAAACCGACTTAAAATTGGTGGTTCGGCAAACTCCACTTCTGACAACATCAGCGGCCACATCAAATCAATCAAATACTATCCACGCAGGCTGACTAACGCACAGCTAGAGGACTTATCATCATGACAGAAGAAGTAATCGAAGAAGTAATCGACGCGCCAAAGGTAGACTTCTATTTACGTCTAAGCGCTGAGTCAGATATGCCGACTGTATTGGCTGACTTCTATCAGCAGGACTACATTACTAGCGTGGACGAGGAAGGCGTAGAAACGCAGACAGCGGACGGTGATCCCTACCTAGTGGCTCACTCACACGAGTACGCTATAGACGTCGTAGGGACGCTACACGAGCCTACAGGTAACACGCTGACAGATGATGAGGGTAATGAGTACCCTGAGATGACGGCGATGACAGGCTGGCACGTAAACATCCGCCTAGTAGGTGAGGCACAGCGCGAGACTGTAGAGGCGCTAGATGAGTCGCACGGCGTTACGCCTGAGTCACCGCAGCGTGTATGGCTGTAGATGATCGAGAATACTGGCATCGAAAAATCGAATCCATAAATCGACAAATTGATGAGCTAGTGACTACCAGAGACTCTATATATCGGTTGTTAGCGTCAAGTATTACTCATGAAATTCATGATGGTGATTACGAAGTCATCGAAGAGTCCTACGAGAAACTACCAGTAAAATGGAAAGGTAGGGACTTCACTTAAGGAACGACAAATGAGTATGAAATGGCAGGGATTGTTTTTACTGACATTGCTGTCATTCGCAGTAAGCGCACAAGAGCCTATTGTTACTGAGTCCACTACTACCAGCACTGTCACTACCAATGGCTCGATGAAAACAAAGGTGGAGTCACCACCACCATCAGCTATCTCCCCCCAAATTATCTCTGGCGGCAACTCTGACTTATGTACCGTGGGTGTCGCTGGCGCTGTTCAAACGCAGATCCTCGGTATCTCAATGGGTACGACTATTACAGAGGAAAACTGCGTGACCTTGAAGAGGGCCAAGACGCTCTACGATATGGGAATGAAGGTCGCGGCTGTCAGCGTTATGTGCGCTGGCTCACAACAAGTCTTTGATGCGATGATGAATGCAGGCACACCCTGCCCTTACAATGGAATGATCGGAGACGCTGCGAAAGAGGCTTGGGAGGCTGATCAACTTACTGCTGAGGTCACAATGGTTGACGACGCAGAAGAAGATGGGGGATTGAATGAGAAGCGTAACAAGGGTGCTGGCGCTGTTGCTGGCCTGTTCGGTCTCTTACTCTTACTCTGAGACCATCTATGGCACTACCTCTAATGCGGCCTCTAACGG